TCATAAAATTTTAATTTACTTGTGCCACTATCAAACCAGACCTGACCGCTAATTGGTCTGTTTGGTTGATTTGCTCCGCTAAAGTTTTCTAACAAAAACAAAAAGTTTTCGTTTTGTATTTCGCCGTATCCTGCGTAGTTTTTACCAATAAATTTAAGGTCAGTTGTTTGATCAACTGTGCCATCTTCCACTGTAGTTAACAGTGTGTTGTTATATCTGTCTATTGCATATGCCATTATTTTGTAACCCCTAGTGCTATTGTATTATTTATCGTTTCTCTTAGTATGATGTAGTTGACTGATGAGACCAAACTGTTCCAGTTGATTTATATGTCATTAATGCTCTTGCAGGTGTTAGAATAACAGTTCCACTTGCGCCTGCAAATACAATATCTTGTACTACTGATTCATTTTGTGTGCCGTTTGAATCAACTGCAATGTTGCTTATACTTTTTGCACTTTCAACATCTACACCTTGAACAGTTGCTCCTGTATACGAAGTTGTATGAATACGTGCAATTTTATTAGTATTCAGTGTAACAACAGGATACATATCATTTAAATATGTTGCAACTGCATTTTGTAATGTAGCTCCTGTGCCCAAACCTGTAATGTCCATACTAAACACAATTGTTTCTGTTGCAATTTCTTCATCTGCATAAATTTTAGTAACAACAGTACTGTCTATAGACTCTGCTACTACAAGTTCTGCTGCTTTTTTTGCACTTATTGCTTTACCAACGCCAGTAATTTTTTGTGCGTCAGTAACATTAATATCGCTGCCTGCTGTTATAGCAATACCATTTGTTGATACTAATGCCATATCATTCGTCGAAGTTATAGTCTTACCGTCAATTGCAATTTCATCAACTTGAAGCTGTGTAAGAGTACCGATTCTATCTAAATCTAATGCTTTAGTAACATTTACTAAGGTGTCATTTGTAAGTTTGTCAATACCGCCTATTTTAAATGTAGAACTAGTATTTAATAAATCAAAGTTTACGTTTGAAGTAAATGCGTTTGTTGCGTTCTTCCAAAGTATATCTTTACTACCGTTACTACTGTTAACACTTATACCAGACAAATCTGCTTGTGCATCTGTAAGTTCTGTACTATCGTTTAGTACGCCGATTTCTATAATCTTATCTTCAACTCTTAGCGTCTGCACATCTAATGCAACCCGTGAACCTTCAACAACTAAATCTCCAGTAACTCGTAAGTCACCTTCTACATCTAATGTATATTCTGGTAATCTGTTAGTTGTAAATATACCAACTCTTGCAGTACTTGCATCTATGTAAATTGCATCAACTGAAATAGCACCAAAGCTACTTGATTTAACACGTAAACTTAGATCATGATCTGTAAGCTGGTTTTCTATATAAAACTTTGGCCCAACAACTTTTTGTACGTTATTTTGCGATAACCCAATTGTTAAACCACCTGAGTTTTGGATTGTTAATGTACCTGTTGTAATACCGTTTGCAGTGGATGGAAGGAAACTGTCAGCAGCTCTTACTACGCCGCCAGCAGTAACTAGTGCGTTTGCTGAATCTGATGTGCCTCTAAACTTAAAGTTAGCAGTATCAATAATATTCATGCCAACTTTAATAATACCGTTAGGATTTGAAGCAGTTACTAAACCTGTGATCCTTTGTGCAAATTGTGGTGTAAATTCAATATTACTAATTACTGCTGATAAAATTCCACCGGAGTACAAGTATGTAACAGTACGCGAACGACTCTGTGAATCAAGAATACTACCAATTTCAAATCCACTTTTACCTTGAGACTCTGTATATTGCGGGCCCATTAGCATTAAATCAGTACCGTCAAATGCATATACTTGGTTGTTTAAGTTATCAATCCATAAATCACCTGCAACCATTTGAGGACGAGTATTTTGTACAATCGGTCCACCGCTTGACTTCCACACCGATCCATTATAAACTTTTAATCTTTGATCTGTACTATCCCACCATATTTGTCCAGTTAACGGATTACTAGGAGCAGCAGTACTACTAAAATTTTCAAGCAATTTAATAAAGTTTTCATTAAAATATTCACCGTAGCCGCTATAGTTTCGGCCAACTAATGTAAGGTTTGTACTAGATGTATCAAGTTGTCCGTCAATTAAGTCTAGTAACAATGTGCCGTCTGTTTTGTTTAGTTGATAACTCATGTTATGCTCCAGTATAGATAATGTAATTGACTGCTAAGAAAGGATTCATAACATTTAATGGTGCACCTAATGTTGCATCTGTTTTTATACCACCGCTTGATGCAATGCCTTGTGTACCGCCGCCAACAGCATTGACCGGAAGTGAAATTGCATTGTCGTCAACTGGCTCGCCGCCCCCGACTCTAATACCATAAAACTGTGTGCCACTTTCGCCTTCTAAATCATGCTCGTGTTCTGGCAAGTTGCCAGTAGCAATTGATGTTGTTTCTACTCCTGCGTTGCCGCCAATAGCATCAGCAGCAATATTAGTCACTCTGTTTGCAGCTGGTCCGCCCATATTGTCAAGACCTAGTGCAAATCTTCCTCTAAAGTCCGGTAATGTAAACTTAGAAACACCGTTGTCGCTAACTAAACTAGCATCTTTAAAGTTGTGTTGAATAGCAATCCATAATTCGTTATATTCGGACTTATTAATTTCTTGTCCAGCACACAGTAACCAACCTTCTGGCGCTTCTTCTCCACCAAATGGCATCATTGCGCCTGCTGGTACAAGTGGTATTGTCTTTAAGAAATTACGCTTTGTAATCCTCTTTACACCAGTAGTTCCAGTAGTTACATTTAGTAGTAATTCGTCTGCGTTGCCAGCATCATAAGTAACATCTTTGTTACTAATAAAACTATCAGCAATATTTATTGCAAAAGTTTTTGTGCTGCCGCCTGTTTGTCCGTCAAATTCAAAACTGGTTGGTGAAACATCACCGCTTACTGCAAAAGTAGTAGCACTTGCTAGTCTGTTTGCACTGCCTGCTCTTCCGCTAACTGTGCCACTTACGTTGCCTTGGATATTACCAAAGAATGTAGTAGCATATATTTCTGCATATTTGTTAATTGATGTACCAATATTTCGTATACTGTTACCGTCTGGAGCAATATTACCTGTTTGTAATATACCACCAATATCAACGTTGCCGCCAATATACGCATCAAGTGCAACTCCAATGCCGCCAGTTGTAATAATACTACCTGATGATGGGCTATCCGAGTCTATAGTACTTGTAATTTGTAATACACCTGTTTCTGATTCGCCAGTTTTAGGTGATATTTTAATGTTACCCTTTACATCAACAGTTTGTTCTGGAGCATTATTATTAAACCCTACATTGCCGTCACTAGTTATGCTTACAACTGTTGGTTTAACGTTTCCGCTACTCATTCTAATATCAATACTAGATCCACTTGTGTTATGCTGTATAACTCCAGTTTCTCCATCAATGCCTAAACTTAGTTGGCCGCCTGTGCCAATTTTAACACCATCGTTACTCTTAACACTTAATTGGAAATCTGTGCTACTTGCAGCATTACCTCTTAGGAAGTTACTTGCAAGTATTGCTTCGCCACCTACTACTAGTGCTTCAGCTTTTTCAGAAGTACCATAATATTTTAGTGCTTGTACACCTATAATTGCTTCATCAGCAATATTCATACCAGGTTTAATACCTGTTCTAAATCCTTTAATAGATACTTTTGGAATAAAGCTCTGGCTACTAATAATAATTACTGGTTGATCTTCAACTTTAATAGCAAGAACATTATATGTTACATCATCTGTGCCTACAATTGCTTGTGCTTGTGCTCCTGTTAGTAGTCCGTCACTAAAGTCTGGTCCTACTAATACCCAAGCACTCCCTGTAAACAAATATAGCTGCTGACTTTCTGTGTTAACCCACAAGTCGCCTGCGCTTGAATTTGCCACTGCCGGAGCTGCGCTGGCTTTTTTAAGGCCGCCACTTGCTACCCAGTTAGTTCCGTCATATACTTTAAGTTGGTCAACTCCTTGAGTTGAATCATACCAAAGCTGTCCTTCTACCGGACGCTCTGGTGCCGAAGTATTTGCAAAGTTTTCTAGTAGATGTAAAAAGTTTTCGTTTATAGCAGAACCGTAATCAGTACGCTGTCTACCTGGAAAACTTAAAGTAGTTTCGTCATTAAGCGTGTTGTCAACAACAGTAATTGAACCTTTGTTAACCCTGTCAGTGTAGTATATTGTATATGACATATTTTATCCCTTACCCTGCCAAACTTTGTACACGCACAGTGTAGTCAATTTGTATTAATCTGTTAAGTGACTTTTGTACTGGGTGGAAAATAACGTGTGTAATTAATCTGCCTGTTCCAGCAGCACTATAACTACGCAACCCTAATTCATCAAATACATACGGACTATCAGTTGCGCCTGCGGTATCAAATGCATCTTGTCCGTTAGGTTCACCATAATCAAGTAAACAACTTACTACAATATCTGTGTAGTTTGTTCCGCTCACATGACGTGTTTCTAGCTTATTTCTTGCAGGATCGGTGTTGTTTACACTTCTGTCATCAACAACTTTAGTATAGGTTTGGTTGTATAGACTTGCATTTGTTCCTGTGCTGTTAGGTGTTAGATACGTAATAATGCCTGTTGGGTCAACGCTTGTGCCGCCGTTACCAAAGCTCATTTCATATATAAAACCTGAGCCTGCGTTGCTCAAGCTTTCTGCTAATGCAAGACTCATATTTTCATAGTGAATTGCATTGCGCTTGTCAATGTATACCTTTTGTGATTCAGGGTCAAATATCTTAATATGTCCCTGAACTAATACTCCGTTTGTGTCTTGCATGTTATCGCTCAT